GCTTGTAAGCGTAATATGCACACTCGTTCGCAGCCTTCCGAAGAACCGGACTAAACCGATAAACACGGCAGTAATAACCGTGGTTAAGGTCAAATTCGGGTAACTCAGAAGGTAATCCAATATAACCATCATCAGACTCCTGGAAAGGTACAACGGGTCCGGTTTTTAAATCAGGTCGCAAGATTCTGATTAGGACTCGCCTCATAGGATTTGAGACGCAGCTATAGTGGAGATGCGACAACCGCACAAGGCGGTTGAACGCGCGTATGTGCTCATGAAGGCCAGAAGATATGATCTTCCTCTGGTAAACAGGAGTGACATCGAGCCCCCTAAAGTAATGCTTTCCACAACTTTCGCGATACAGTCCCGTATGAAAGGACTTTGAGGAATTAACCTCAAAGCCCAAATATGAGACTACGTCGTGAAATTGTTGATAAGCAACACAAGGGAGTATGATGTCATCGCCATATACGGCGACGTCGGTCGTGGGATAGCCATAGTAGTCGCATACAGCGAATGCTATGGAGAAAAAGATAAGTGTCTCAAGAGGAAACGTAAAAGCGTTCCCCATTGAGCAGAACTTATACTGCTTCATCCACGAACCGTTCACATACGTCTCTTTTGACCTTACACGATTTAAAAACCAAAATAGATCGTGCGGAAAAAGAGATCGAACGAGGGCGGTCGTTATTGTGTCAGAAGCTGACCGTAGATCAACGGTCGCTAAACCACGGTCCACAGCCTCGAAGGCTGCCCGCTGGTTTATAGATTGGTCATCTATTCTGACTCCGAATCGTGCTAAACGCTTCTCGAGAAAGAGCCTTATTGCCTGCTGGAGGAATGCATTTCCAGTGGGTTCTTTGGCAATAACTCGATCGGTTTTCGCATTCTTCGGAACCGTCAACAGCTTGTTTCCCCTGACCACTCGGAAGTTGCTAGCGGTACAAGAGAAGGGACCACTTGGAAAAATCCCCGTCAGGGATTCGAACCAATGTGGGTCCGACTCAAGGACCGATCGCAACAGTGGTAAGGCTTCAGCTGTAACGCTTATACACGATGTCATCTTCTTTTCAAGAGGTGTACCTCGAGTATGATCGAAAGTAGCACCACCTGACCACCTACACTCTTTTAAAAGAGACAGAGGCGACGGAACGCCGACAATGTGACTAATTTTCCGCTGAGCAATAAATAAAATTGACTCAACGCCAGGCATAAGGTTATGACTGGAGCCACATTTCAAACGCTCATTCGTATCTCTGTTCTTTTTCTCACACAGGAAGAATTGTGTAAGTGCTTCTGCAGCCGTATCACGATTTAAAAACATCTTCCATCCCTCCCATTTCGAGAGGTAGGAAGATATAGCCAAATCTGATCTGAATGCATAGCTATCAGAGTAAGTACTTGGGTCCACTTCGAGCCCAACTAACTGCTCGAACTCCTCGTATACGAGGAGCGTATGGACTTTTAAAGAGAACGGACTATTGACTAGACCGCAAAGCGCTTTCAGCAAGCGGATTTCCGGTAGCTCTGAAAAGAGACTGCTTGAGGTCATAGCACGAACTCCCTATCTCAGAAGAAGGACTGCAAGTTATCAATAACGCTAGCGATCGAGGAATCAAGCAGGAGATTCCCTGCCATTTTCCGAAGATCTTTGC